ATTTTTTAAATATATAATTTTATAGGTTATTAATTAAATTATTTCATCAAAGGATCAATATAAACCTTCTTAAAAACATCCATTACATTTTCGGGTGTATATTGTTTGTATGCATTCCAATCCTTTTTACTTTCAACCGATGGTTCAAAATTGGTTAAAATATTAATCAAATGATCTCTGCCATTATACCATATTGCGGTATCTTTTAAAACATGTATATGTCCTGGTGTACCTCGTCTAGTGCATATAATAGGTTTGTTTAAAACAGCAAATTCGCCCATTGCGATACTCATAACTTCACCACCACTTCTACCCCACATCATAGCATCGGTTGTGTTAATAAATTCAACTTTTTTATCTAAGTCAGTAACCATTGGTAAATGAATAATATTCGGCAATTCAGGACAAAATTTATTAAAATTCGCAAATAAAAAATAGATATTAGGATTCTTAGATGCAACGTGATAAACAGCGTCAATGGCTTCCTTGATATCAAAATTTTCTTTACCTCCATATCCACCGAAAACTACAGCATCCTCTGGTATACTTAATTCTTTGCGCATATTTCTATCGTGTCTCGGTAAATTAATCATATGTGGCACAAATGGAAATCGTCCATTATTGCCATGAACCCACGGCGCAATACTTGAATAAATATGACCATGAGGTTGATTACAATAAAATACACAATGAACTACATTTTTGCATACTTTAGATAATTTTCCATCATTTTCTCCAGCCTTAATACCATATAGAATATCACATTTTTCTTCTTCTAAAATTTTATCTGCATCTCTTTGCCAGTTTTCATAAGGACACAATTTAAATTCTTTTTGAAACTTTTCAATAATTGATTGTTTATTTCTATGGTCGCTACCATAATACATAATAATAGATTCGTTACCTAGATAATGTTTATTGTAATAAGCATAGTCATATATAGCAACAGTTGTGCCACGTTCGCATAATTGGTTATCATGAAAAGCAATTTTAACCATTATTATTATTATACGTTTTATTTTTTTTAATATTTATTAGTCAATAAATATTTTTTTTGTATCAAAAGTTAACATATTCTCTTTATATTTCTCGTCCAAATTAAGTCCTATCGCATGGTCTTCAATGAATTGTTTACTTATTACATCGATTTTCAATAAGACATTTTCTACTGCTTCTTTTGAAAGAAAATAAAAACGTCCATTGCAATAAGTGCATTTTTTTAAAAACAAATCTCGTGGCAAACAATCATGAACAGTGTAATAACTGCTAATATGGTCTATAACTTTTACAGGAAAACCACCATAATGACAACCCTTCATCTCTATAATTCGTGTTATTGAAGAAAAAAATGGTTGTTGTATTAATGTTTGATCGTCATCGGTTTTATATATGTATTTATAATTGAAAAGTTCATTTATCACTTTATATGCCATTATTACCTTATGTGGTAATGAATTGTAATCATCCTCTGTTGCAACATATAAAATTTTCTTATCATTATCTATCCAACCATCTATACAATTATTTTCTGACACTTTCTCTTTATCGCCAATAACATGATAATATTTCATGTGACTAGGAAGACTTCTAAGCCAAGTTATCCTTTGCTTATTTGCTCGATTTTTATATTTATAACAACTCATAATAAGCAAAATATGTTCCCATTCTATTTTTTTATCAGTCATACTATGATATGTTGAAAGAATTTAAATATTTATTACTATAATTAATATAATATAATATAAATCAATGTCAATTGGATATTATATTAATTTAAAACATCGCGAAGATAGAAAACTCCATTTTGAAAAGATTAAAAGTAAGTTTCCATTTTTCAAAAATGTTAAACGTTTTGGCGCTATTATCAATCCAAATGGTGCTTTGGGATGTTCTATCTCACATCATGCTGTTTTATCACTACTTGAAGAAGAAACTCGCGATATGCCTGAAAATACAAATGTAATTGTTTGTGAAGACGATTTCTTTATTTTTAATAAAGAACATTTTCATGATTTTTTAAATAATTATGAAAATATTAAGGATGACAATTGGTCAGTTCTTACTTTAACACCTAGAGGAGACAGTGATAAGAATTATAAAGAATATATTAACCAAGGATTTTTACGAATCACAAACAATCAAACGATGTCTGGTTATATTGTTAAAAAAAATTTTATACCAATTCTTCGAAAAACATTAGAAATGGGTATTCAAAGTATGAAAAATGGGGGTCATCCTCTTCAAAATACATGCGACCAAATATGGAAGACTTTACAACATGAATATGTATATATTTACTATAACAAGATTTATGGTGGACAAGTTCCTAGTGTCTCTGACTTAGAAGGACGATTTGTTGATTACAATCAACGATTTCTAATGCAAACTAATCATTAGCAACCTGTTTAATTTCTTGTAATTTTTTAGTTAATAAATCTGGAACATTTTCATTTGTATAGGTCGAACTTATTTTTGGACGATTCACAAATTCATTGTATTTTTCTTCATCATCCCGCAATGAAATTATAAGTTCAACATATTGTTCTATTTTAAATGCATTAATATAACAATCTTTATTAAAATAGTAAGGTGTTATATCACACCCATTATAAATTGGTATTGTTTTTGCATGAAAACAATTAAATATTTTTTCACTAATATATCCATCCATTGTTGAATTTTCAACACAAATAATAAATTTGAATCTGTTAAAAACTTCCAAAAATTTGGGGTGATTATAAATATGCGTACCATTTAATTCATTTCTATAATTCAAAATAGTATCGACCTCGCCATATTTTTGCAATAGATGTTTACATTTTTCCATCATGGGTTTATTTAAAAGACTGGTATTTATTATAAATGCAAATTTTTTTTCTTTAAATGGCGTTTCTTTAAAAGAAATCCTGTTTTCTAGTTTTTTATAATAATCCATTCGAGAAATAACAGTTGGAATCATCAAATACTTTGTTGTTTCCTCTATTTTGTATTTATGATTATAAAAATATATATCAACCATATCATTACCATATTCACCATATTTAGTATAATGTAAATGCCAATTCCAGTGTGGTAAATTTTCTATGCTAATAAAAATGTTTATTTCGTTTTTTCTTAACAATGTTTTATCATTTAAACAAACACTGAAAATGCAAATATCTGCTGGTTCATCTACAGGTACTATTTCATATTGAAAACATAAAGGTAAAAAGTATTCAAATAATTGAGGCATAAATGTGTATCTCTTATTATCAAGAAAACATCCTGTTTGAAGTATTCGAACCCTCTTTACAATCAGTTCTTTTTTAGTAATGTTATCATTAAAGTGATTCATATAATTTGTTATTTAGTGAAAAGTTTAAATATGAATTTTTGTATTTGTTAAAATAATAAAAAATTATAATAGTATATACAATGATAAATATAGCAAAGTTAAAAGGAAGAATGGGAAATAAAAAACAAAAAATAAAAAAAACATTAGAGGATAAGAAGAGTAAAGTAGAGAAAGAAAAAAATATACAAATTTCAACTACTGCTCCTTCTAGTGATCCTTCTAGTGAACCTTCTAGTGATCCTTCTAGTGAACCTTCTAGTGAACCTTCTAGTGCTCCTTCTAGTGCTCCTGTTTCTAATGTAACTAATACTACCTCAACATCGCAGGGTTCTTCGTGGGCTTCAATTGCAGCAAAACCACCTAGTCCAGAAATAAATAAAAAGATATCTCCAAAACTTAAAAGTACTGTTAAAACAGTAACAACTCAACAAAGTGTGGCTAACAATCTAATATCTAGTTTAGTGACATCAACTGTTGATAATACTGTTCAAAAAACAGTTGATAATCAGAAAAAAACCGTTTCACCACCGAAACCACCATCGCCACCACCGAAACCACAAGTATATGATGTGAGAGGTCCCAAATGGTTGAGAATTAACGGAGTTGATTACAAGGACCTATCAAAGGTTCCCAAGCGCGTGAGAGACCCTAGCGCTGTTGCCGTTGATATTAAAGAAATTCAAAAAAAAGAAACACATATTAATATTAATAAAAAGGGACTATTTGAAATAACACCATTAGCAAAGTGTGTATACACAACACTATTTGAAAACGATGAAAAAAATAGGGATATTAAAATTTTTCGATTGGATGATTGTGTATCATGTGGTTATTTCGATAATTATCCAAATATTGTATTTAAAAAACAAAATCAAAGTTATTATCCATTACAAGATAAAAATGTGCGTTCAACATTTGTTAATAATTATGAAAATGATCATATGATGTTAAAATTTAAACAAAAAAAGCAACTAAAAAGGAAAGTAAATGAAAGTGTATTTTACTTTATTTATAACACACAAAATGTATTCTGCTTTTTATATGATGCATTACCCTATTTAATCTCATATTTTGATTTAAAAGCAAAATTTCCAATGTTAAAACTTCTTATGCAATACTGTGATGAAGAAAAAAAAACCTTTCAACCGTTTGTTTGGCCTATACTTGAATTACTAGGAATCCAAAAAGGTGACGTTAAAATGATTGATGGTGAAACAAGATATCGAAAGATTTTCATTTCTAGTTCTTATACACATGATGAAGGATATCACGATATCCCAAGAAAAGAAGTATATGAATTATACAAAAAAATAGCCGATGCAGCAGCAGAAAAAATTAAAAAGGATATACCTGCGTTACCAAAGAAAATATACTCCTCCACACATACAAATATGCAAGACAAATTTGATAAAATGACCAAACAACCAGAAAATTATGTTCGTAGATTTTTCACAAACGAAAGAGACTTTATTGAAAACCATATTGTCAAGCATAAATTTAAAGAAGTTTTCACAGATTATGGTGAGTTTTCAGTGCTTGAAAAAATAGTAATGTTTTCAAGAGCAGACGCTGTAATCGGACAGTTAGGTGAAGATATTGCTTATTCTTTATTTTCTCCCAAAACAACACAACTAACAATTATAGTAACACCTGTATATTTATTGACATTTCCAAGATTTAGATATTGTTACAATCAAGCCAATACAAAGTATTTTACAAAAACAGAACAAATTGAAGAAACAGACTTTAAATTATATATGAAGATACAAAGCAAAACGGATTTTGATAATATTATTGCCACAGTTATAAGCACCAATAATACTACTGATAGAATTCAAATTGAATATAAAAAGCCTACAGGAGAAACAGTAAAAGAAAATGTAGATAGCGATAATTATATTAAAAAAGACGAAGGTGTTGATTCACCATGGAAAATTAATTTAGACGCTCTTAAAACTATAAAATTTTCTGGTTAAGAAGAATATTTGGTTAGCATAGCCATTTGTGCACGCCTTTGTTCAAGAAATTCAGTTTTATCAATATCAAGCATATGCCAATTGTAATTAACCACCTTTTGTTCAATATCACTGAAATCTTCCATTTGTATAACAGATGCAGGTACAATAAGAAACCATTTATCTTTTCGTTGAAGTGTTATCCAATGCTTATCAATAGCATAATGTACATGTCTTTCAGGATTTTCAATTAACCGCTTTATTCCCTCTCTATAATTTTGTATTAAGGTATCATAATAATTTTCATTCACAATATATCCTGTTGTTGTTTGACAATGACTAACCTTAATACAAAAATCATCAACCTTTTCATATGGCGGCACATTGTTTCCGGCAACAATACATACATCCCAGTTTTTAACTTTATCACTATTAAAAAATTTTTCAACTTGTTGTGTAAACAATTCAGGTTTTGTAAATGTTATATCATCTTCGCAAATAAATACATTTTCCCATCGTCGCTGTTTTGCAGTTTGAATACATTTCAAATGACTCATACTGCAACCAAGTCGTCCATTAGGCAAGTTAACAGCAGGAAATCTAGAAAATTTGTCATCATTTAATCCAATACTCTTTAATTGTTTGGTAACATGTACTAACCGGTCCTTTCTATTATCAAGATTGATAAACATAGTATGTTTAATCTTATCCATGATTATAATAGTTATTAATTTAGTGTTTATATTTATTTACAATATTTCATAAGAATCGGTTTTGGGATAAGAACATCCCGCATTGCATCTAATTTCTTATAACATTTATTAATTGTTACTTCACTAATGTCACTAATTACGTTTACATCTTTTTTGCTTACGTTAAGAGTACAAAGTTGAGCAATGAAATAAACAACACCGGCTGCAACAGAATGTGGCGTATTTTCAGGAATAAGATTTTTCTTTTCAATAACAAGAGCAATAAACTGACAAACTTTGGTTAGTTCCTGATTAATATTCAAACGACTGCAATACCTTTCAATAAAATCAATTGGTCTTGTTTTACATAATTTAGTTTTATCTTTATTTGTCATTTCTTGTTCCATCTTATTAATTATAGACACTGCATTTTTACATCCTTTAGTTGCGCTTGTATTGTCAAGAAAGAATATTGTCGCGATTTCCTTTGCGGTTCGAGGATAATGATTAATACTACATGAAATATATATGGCCGCCGCAATAATTCCATCGCGATTATGCCCACGAAATGTTTTCTGTTCAGAAATTTTTTTATGATAACGATGTGCCTCATCTATAATAATTTTTGGCAAACCGGCATTATTTGCCATAATACTAATGCGCTGAAATTCATCATATTGAGATTTTTCTTTATATGGCATAGATTGCCATTCGGTATATCTACGAATTTTTCTCATTTCGTATGTTGAACTCATTGGGCACATAACTTTACAACCATATGAGGATTCTTTAAGCAACGGATTGACAGGCATACCACAACGTGTAGGGTCTTGACTATTATTATCATCTGCACCATAAAATCTCCACTCTGCGGTTTGATCTACAGAATCTTTGTAAATAATTCCACATTTTTTATTTGAACACGTATTAAAACCATCATCAGAAAGTGTTATTCTAGAATTACACACATCACAAACAAAACGATTTTCTACAGTTGATTTTTCGTAAATACATTCAATATCAGGTTTTTCTTCACCAACTTCACTATCAAACAAAGACCACATTTCTTGTCTATTAATTTTCTTGCTTTTCTTTTTTGTTTTGGAGGAATTCATTTTCTTGGAGTCTGTCATATCTTAATTATAATTATATTCTAGTTTGTTTAATTCAATTTTTTATATATTTTAATATATATATTAAAATGGGAAATCAACCGTCAACTGCAAATTCTGGTGATGATAAACCTAATAATAATACAACAGAGTTGGCCGAATATATAAATACCATTGCAAGTGAATTAATTCGCGGACAAGATTTTCGTGATATGAAAGATTTATTAGATCCAAAAAAATGCAATGATTTAGTCATTATTACGGCTGACATATTTGAAAAATATTTGACTGGTAAAGAAGTTGAATATCTTGATCATAGAATAAAAGATGGAATTGTTGATACAAATAGTGAAACTGCATTAACTGTAGAAAATGTAGCATTTTTTAAAAAGAAAGATTTAAAAAATTTAGACGTTGATACACGCGATTCTGATAGAAGTATGGGAACAAGAAAACGTCGCATTTGTATAGGAATTGCGAAATTTTACATTAAATTAGCACATGTATTTGCTGCAATAAAAACAACAATAAATGAAGAATTTATTAAAGATTCGTCATCTGGACGTGAAAGAGAAAGACATGATGACTATCAAAAAGGTGATTACTACGATTATTATGATAAAAAATATGGCGGAGGATACCCCGACGGACAAGCAAAATTAAGTTTATGTGGTCGTCGTCTTATTTCTTTACTTAACGACCGAAACAGTTCTCGTGGAACTGTATTATCACCTGAAATATGCAAATCCGAATATAACAATAGAATTCAGAAATTAGACGATGAATTAGGTATTCCCGAACTTGAATCTTTATATAACAACTTATATGAATATGATGAAGCAAAAAGTGACTGGAAAAAACAATTCAGTGGTCGTGACAAGAAAAATAACGAAGAATATAAAAGAGATTTAAAATCATTATATAATCAAATAACAAGCGACTACACAGACGAGACCGCACAAAATAAGGCGTTACCAAATGAAATTACACGATTTTCTGATGTCAATGTTCCTTCTTATGATAGAACTGTCCGTTGTGATAAGAACGATAAAAGTTCTTTACGAAATGAAATATTATACAAAGTAGGTGATCAATTTGTCGAAAACCCTCTTATTATTGAATATACTCGTCATATTAAGGAAATGGAAGATGAAATCCAAAAAAAACATAAGGAATTAACTGAAATTCTTAAAGAAATGTTTAAAAGCAAAAAATTAGATGATAGTGAAAAAACAGAAATAGTAATTGACCCTGAATTAACATTTAAAAAACTCCAAGGTATAGTTGAAAAAACGCGTAAAATTATTGTTTCCATGTATTTAGACTGCGATAAAAACTATAAAAAGGGTATTAGATTATTCAGTCAAATGGTTGCATCAAAGATTGTTGATCGCGCAGAAGAATCTACTGATAAAATATTAAAACAACGAGATGAGGATTTAGTAGAAACACCAAGAGAATCGTCTGATTACAAAGATGACCGTAAGGAACGTCATAGAGAAGATGATAGAGAACGTGATAGAGATGATTACGGAATGAGAGACGCATTTGAGGAACCAAAAAATGATGATTATAAAACCAATTTATTTTCTAGTGATGATTCTTCATATGAAAAAGAAAGAGAACAAAGAGGAATTTTAGATGAAGAAAAAAGAGTAAAAGCCCTGCAAGAAATAGTTGGTTATGATGATTATCAACGAAGAAAAGACAAGGAAAGAAGAGATAAAGGTAGAGATGATGGTTACTACGGTGGAAAAAAAACCTTAAAAAATAATCGCGTTAAAAATAACCGAAAAAATAAAAATAAAAATAAAAATAAAAATAAAAATAACATAACCAAAAAGAATAAACAATAAAAATTTATTATGATATTATAATATATATAATATCATGTTTAAAAGAGAAAATGCGCAACAAAAGGCAGAAAAGAGAGCATCCAAAACATTTTCATCAGAAACAATTGACCAAGTTAGACAAGAGGGTTTAGAAAATGTTGATATGGCAAAAACAGTTGCAAGTATGGACAAAATTAAAGAAATGGTTCAAGGATATAGAAATCAAATTACTGGTGATAGCGCAGCAAGTCAGAGAATGAAATCTTTATTAGACAACGTAGTTAATGACCTTACACAAGTAATTGAAGAAAGAGCGAATGCAGATGAAAAAATGTTAAAATTAAACGACATTGCTATGAAAGTTCAAATGATTGAAGCGCAATTTAAAACTCTTAAAAAAATATTCACAATGAATTCTAGACAAAAATTACGAGCGCAAATAAAGGGGGATGCAATGGCTTTAAAAAAAGAATTAGATAATGTTAAAGACACGTTTGATAACGGTGAAGACCCGGCATATAAATCAATTAAAAGTGAAGTTTTAACAATACTTAACAAATTAGATACTGGAAAAGGAAAAAAACAATTGTTAAACATAGATGAAGAAGAAGGAACGTTTGACACATATAAACCTAACCCTGGTGCTCCCAGAAAGAAATTTCTTGGTCTTTTTGGTGGTAAAAAGACCAGAAAACAACGAAACAGACGCACAAGAAGAAAGGCGAAAAAGAACCGTCGTACAAGAAGAAATAGAGCATAATTTAATAGTTTATTAATAATTTAATAAACTATTAACTGTTTTCTTTTAGAATACATCCACTTGATATTATGTAAATAGTATCATCTAAATCCCAACCATTAGATTCTAAAATATCTTCTTGAAAGTCATCGCCATTATCACTATTATATTCATAACCTGAGGTATTTAGATAATCCTCACAATAAGTCAAACAATTTATTTCTTGAATCTCATCAACTGAATAATTATTTTCATCCTCAATCTCAATATCATGATGCCAACCATCCAACATTTCTATCAACAAAATTTCGTAATCGTTCAATTTAATTAGTGTCTTTTCGGATATCTCTTGTTTTTCTTTATCGGTTAGATTTATTTCAAACGTTCCCCAACGAAATACAGTTGTTACGCGTAACGTAACATTTTTTCCATTTTTTAGTTGATTTGTCCAATACTCTTCTTGCCATGTGGATTTCTTATAGTCACTTGTTATCTCATAGGTTTTCCTTTCGTCTTCAGACATTATTTATAAAATAATTGGATTTCTATAAATAATAACAGATATTTATCATTCAATTTTATGATCTTATTTATTTTTTATCAGTAAGTCGTTTGACTATGTATATTCCAAAAAAGGATAACAACAGAATATAAATATTTGTAAGAGCATCATCCGGCAAATTTGCAAACGGAGATTTCTTTTTTAAATGCTTCATGTCTTTAAAAATATCAACTCCAGCCATGTTTGTAAATCCTTCACTTCTACATAATGTTTCTTTACGCCAACCGACTAATTCATGTCCTCGATAACCATCTGAACGTAAATAATCAAAAGCACATGGGTCTATTGTTTTTATTTCAGAATCTGCCATATGTCTTGTTTGCGAACTAACAGTGCCATTCACATCGATCGTTTGCATTCTTACTGGTGTACATTTCGGATAAGTGTCTTCGATAAATGCATTAATCACCGGTAACGGATTCATTTGTATCAAATTAGTTGCAACACCGGGAACAATACCACGTAATTTGTTTAACGATGAACTACTTGAACTTCTTGCAACATTATTCATATAAGAATAACGGGATTGTTTATTACCATTTTTATCTGTGCATCTTCCACCAGTATTTAAAAAATATCTCCCACCTAATGGACCGCCTTGCCCCCCATTTGCTTTTGTAGCAGCCGGTGCTTCATAATAATTGCCTCTTTTGCCAGTTGATAATGCCTGAACGTATGATCCCATTGCATCTAGATTATACATAACGGTATTCCATGTACCATTATCATTAATTCCCATTTCATCAGGAGTTTTAATCATCTTTGAATAATCATATAAATTTGGTGTAAGGTCGTCGTTCATAATATATAAAGTATATAATATATTATGATTATTTTTTTTCTGTTAGTTTCTTAACCATGTAAATACCAAAAAAACTTAACCCTAAAATATATATGTTTGATAACATATCATTTGGAATACCTCCATAATTCATTGGTAATCCACCGGGTGTTTTATCATTTTCATCTGCATGAAGCAGCGTAGTAAATTCCTCAAAATTATTTTTACAAGCATCCCCTGCATTTGCATAAGTACCTCCTATACCATCGGGTCCTTTTTCTGTTAATGGATTTTTAAAACCAGCGAAAACACACGGGTCTAAATCATTAATGTCTTTATCTGAAACGTACAATTCCTTCTCTGTTGTCGTATTGTCTTTATTAAATAATCGAACTTTTACTTTTTTACATTTTGGAACCGTTGGTTCAATAAAAGCCATCATTATTGGTAATGGATTTAATTTTGTAACATTTGCTGCCATTCCAGGAATTAATCCTCTATATTTTCCCAAATTGTTAGGTGGTAAATTATCAATTACCTTATAACGGTCAACTTTCTCACCATTAGGGGCTTCACATTTGCCACCAGTATTAATTGCATATCTATTACCCATTGGACCACCAACACCTTCATATGACTTCGCTGCATTCATATCACCACCATATTTATTTTGCGTTAAAGCATTAATATATGCCGCAATGCCATCCATATCATCACCTACTACTCCCCAACTTCCATCTGGGTCATATTTCATCTTCATCTCTCCTGGTGTTTTAATATTATCTCCATAATTATAAATTTGTATATCAGGTCCTTTCGGTGCTTCTTTTTCTTTTGGTGCTTCTTCTTCTTTTGTCTCTGCCATAATTATATATATAATTACATTAAAAATATATATAATTTATATCTTTATTCCATCTCCAACTTCTTGGGCCTGTTTTTGCTGATTTTCTGTTACTTGTTGTAAATTTTTTTCATTAATCATGACACTTGTATTTAACTTCTGCATTTTAGCCTCGATGCGCTTAATCTTATCAATTTCATCTTTAATATATGTTAAATTCCCTGCATTTTGTTTTGATAAATCAAGTGCATCACTACACTCTTTGTTTGTGTTACCTTCAATAATTGGCGAATTAAAAAATTTTTTACCAATATCTGTAATAAATAAAAATAAAAATAATACAAGTAGAATTTCTGTAACCATATCTTATATATTATCAAGAATATTATATTATACACTAAGTAAATTTATGTGCTTAGTGTGATTGTCTACTTTTATTTCAAGGTCATCAAACTGTTTGTGATACTTTTTAAAGCCGTCTGCATTTTCTTTTAAACCACTTAATTGACTTTCGTGTTCTCTTGCCATTAACATCGGGTCATCCTGATAATCCTGAAATCCTGTATTACCCTCAATAGTACTGAAAATATTTAGTTTACACTGATTCATTATTTCCAATAAAATTAAGGTGCTAAAAAAGAAAATTAATCCTTTAATTACATACGTCATATTAAAATACTATATAGATAAATATATATTTTCTTTTTATAGTATATAATGTTAAATTTCTATAACGGTTATAATAGGGGACAGAGATATGTTTCATGGAAGGGGCACACAAAATTGTCTATACAACCCACAACACAAGCCCCATTAGCAAATAATTCAGCCGCTAGTGATCCTACCGGAAATGCTGCAAATGTTTTTCCAGCCAGACGCCCTGGTCCATTAAAACACCATCGTCTTCGCGGTTCGACACAGGCTTTAGGTTCGAATTCTTGTTCTAAATGCAATGGAAAATTAAGTGTAACTGGCAGCATTAACGACCAAAATACAGTATGTGCGTGCATTCCTAAGCCAATTAGGTCTGCTAGCACAATGCTTGGGTCTACAACTGTTGACGGAAAACGCGTACCCAAAACATATGCTTCGTCTAATCGCGAATACTTACAACGTCGATGCAAGACCTTTAACCAAAGACAATTTAATTACACAACTGGAACTGGTGCTAATGCCGCAAACAATGAGTATTTAGCAAATTGTGATTGCAGTCAACAACCGGCAAGTTGCACTACAGCAACATGCAGAAAGGTTATTTACAAAAGAAACAACACTGGATATGCTACGCAAGGCGCAGTTTCGAGCAGCGCTCGGTTACATAAACTTACACATGATACAGTTCAAAATAGTAATTGTTGCATGAAATCTGGTAATCCTCAACACTACAATAAATCAATTACAAATAATTGTGATAGAAGAACATACGTTCGTGTAGGACAAAGACGTGTTTGCCGATAAATTTTATATAGTAAACTTTTTACCATATAAAATTATTTTTCCATACCAGTTTCTTTAATTTCTTTAATATCGACCTCTTTTGAGATATTAGTAATAATTTTATTTTCATCTGTTTCATTCATATTATTAATTACAGTTCTTACAAAGTCGAGATATTGTTCTGTTTCTTCTTCACTTTCATTCCACTTTGGATGTAATGTTTCCCATTGTTTTATAGCATCAGTATGTTTCTTTTTTACCTTAGTTATTGACTTTTCAATAAGTTGGCTGTTGTCTTTTTCCCATTCATTTTCATCTTTAATATATAAAGTTTTCCTTTTTAAATCAGTACAATGGATTGGACGTTTCTTAACATCCAGTTCTTTTAATCCATTAATCAATATAGTACTAATTCCATTTGCCATACCATTTTCAGTTGAAAATTCCAATTCTTGTATTCCAATTGTTAGATTTTTAATAAATTCAGATATATTAATTGCATCTTTGCAAGTTTCATTCAAGAAAATGTTTAAATTGAATTGAGTTGGTTTATTAATAGTGGAATTAATAGTTGTTTTTGGTTGCTCTGCAATATTAACAATCTTATTTGTTAATTCTTTATTCTCTTCAATTAATTTTAGAATTAATTTTCGGTCAGTTGTAGATGCTATTATTTCTTTTTCTTCTTTCTCTTTTTTTTCATTTTTTTCAACAACTTTACATGTTTTACGATGATATGATAAACTAGACCTATGTTTATATTTTTTTCCACATTCACAATTAAAAGTTTTTTGTTGGGAGTTATTGTTAGGATTTGTTAGGATTTCATGTTTACGTGTCATTTTATGTTTACTAAAGTCCTTCATTCGTATGGTAGTATAGTCACATGACGCACAATAATATTTTTGGGGGACTTTTTGGGACTTTTTCATTAGTATATATTCCTAACAAAAAAATCCCCCTAAACCTTTTTTTTATAAAATTGTAAATACCTACATAATGTAGTGAAGCGTTTTTATAAAAAATTCAATGTTCTATTAGATGTTGCACAAATTTTTGATTTGTGACTGTCAGTGTACCCTCCGTTGTTTTTGTCATTGGTGTTGTTTGCATATTATCGTAATAAACTGTTTTGGGGATTTTTATGTTAGGATTTTTTCATTAACGTCTTATGGACAATAATTTAAACAAAAATATTAATCGATAATGGTTTTATTTTAAAATTGAAAAAAAGTGGGATTTTTTCAGTTAGGAAAAAAATCCTAACAAAAAAGTCCCATTTTTTATGTTTTTTTGTGACTGAAAAAAATTATGGTTTGGAAATAAAATGAAAAATTTTCATGTTTTACACCATACAAGTCTGGTCGTGGTTCTTTCATTTTTTCATGTAACAAGTTTATTCAGATTCTCTCAAATGGACAAAAATAAATGTCCATTTCCAACTTTTCAAAAATACTTTGTTGTCAAAAAAATGAAAACAAAACGCCTAGACGCCTAGGGACTTTTTCGTGGTTTTTGAAAAAAAACACGAACTAGAAACATGTAGGTAGTGCCTACAATATGTAGGAGGTAAAAATTTTGAAAAATCAAAAAAACGGGTGTTGAAAAATAGCACAACTTTAGGAAAATTTATTTTCCACTGTTTTCAAAAGATCATTGTTATAAATAAGTTTACCAGTTGGTTTATAGGTTCCAATAGGTTTGTAGTCTTTATTTTGTTTTTGATTTTGCTGCGGAACATTTTTCTTTCCTCTATTGACTAATATTCCACCAATTGTTGTTTGTTCATCGTCTTTATTTCTCTTTTTTATTTGGTTTCCTTCCTCATCAATACTAATTCCAGTTTGTTTTTTGTATTCACTTCTAACATAACCTGGTATGTAATGTTGCCAAGATATAAACAGTAAATTTGGATGAGTATATTTTACTCTAAATCCATTCTCTTTTAATTGGTCAACCACATAAGCGATACATGATGGAGCATTGTACTTTGGTGCTCCTAAAATTACTTCAGGAATTGGAAACCAACAGAACTGTTCACTATTGTGTTGTCTGGCAGTAACTTTAATTCGAGTATGAATTCGATTTAAAACCATTTTATATGATTTTAATTTTAATAAATCGGATTGCTGTTTTCTTTCATACAAATCATCCATATTCATTTTGTCAATGTCTTCAACATCGTCTTTATTATTAAAAACGTTATCCATTAATAATTTAAACTAATAAAAAATTTACATAATTACTAATTAAAGTTGTTTTATTAATTCTTATTAATGGATAAAATAGAACATTTAGTTATACCTGGTGCTGGTGCAGGTGGTCTTATAGAATTTGGAATTATCAAAGAATTAATAAGTAGTGAAAAATTTAATGTTAACAATATTAAATCAATACACTCGACATCAATCGGATGTTGGGTAGCATTGTTTGTTACCTTGAAATATGAAATAGGTATTATAAATGATTTTTTGGTAAAACGACCATGGAATAAACTTTTCAATATAACACCTGACAATATAATGGGTATTTTTTCTAAAAAAGGTATCTTTGGAAAGGAGGTAATTGTAGAAAGTTTATCATCTCTCTTTGAAGCAAAGAGTATTTCGGCTACTATTACAATGCGTGAACTATTTGAATTAACAAATATCAAATTGTTCTTTTATTCTACAAATGTAAATAAGATGAAATGTGAAGAATTTTCGTGTGAAAGAACACCAGAAATACCAGTTATTGATGCAATATATATGAGTTGTGCCGTGCCTATGCTTTTCAAACCTTTTTACTATAATAATTGTTTTTATATGGATGGAGGAATATATAATAACTATCCATTAGACTCTTGTGTTGAAAAAAATATCCAAAATAATGATGATGAAGATATTAATTCTATATTAAATAAAATATTTGGAATTTGTTTTTCATTCAATACTATTGAAAACATTACATCAACATTAGACGAAACATGTGATTTTGTAAAATATTTTAATTTTATGATACGTGGACTAATTTTTTCTATTTCAAATGATAATAACGTGAAATACAAAATAAAATATCAAATAGATATTCCTATTGATAAAGAGAAATTAAATAGCGCTCAAATTAATGATATTTCTTTTATGCCAGAAAAGAGAATGGAACTTATAAATAAAGGAACTGAATTATGTAAAGAATTTATTAAAAATATAGAAGATAATGAAAATCAATAATATATTTCATGCCAACTACTACCATTCCCATGTTTTAAATCATAATAAAAACATGTTTCATTAACGTAAGCGCAGTCTGTATGTTCAATGACGTTTAACCAGCAATTATAGTCTTCGCCCGGCGGTTTCATAGTTTTGAAATATCCTATTTTTTCCAATACGTCTTTTGCAATAATAACACTTGAACAAACACAACAATTATGAAATGTTAAAAATAATTTATTAAAAATACAAGGAATTCCGTTGTGTTTATAGTTATAATTATTTCTATTGTAAATTTCACACAATAAATTGTGATAATGTTCTCCATTATATTTCTTATAATTCTCATTTTTATTGTATACACCTTCACCGATTAAACCTTCGGTACATGACATTTTGCAATTATATTTTTTCATAGCATTCATTTGTAACTCTATTTTTTTTGATAACCATATATCATCGTCATCTAAGAATGCAATATATTTTCCTCTTGCAAATTTACAACCGATTGTTCTAACATACGCGGCGCATGGATAACCAAATACAGTTCTAGTATTATTTTTTAAATGAATCATTCGAACATTATTAAAAATGTGTGAATATTCTCCATGTTCGTAATCATAATATATCTTATCGGTTGAACAGTCATTTACGACAATAATTTCGATATTTTTATATGTTTGATTTTTTATACTCTTTACTGCATTTATTAGATAGTTAAAACGATTATAACTAGGAATTACAACTGTCACACATTCTTTTTCCATTAATTTATCATATCATTGTATTTTTATGTATTTAATATAATGATATTTATAATGTGCTTTCCACAAAAGAGGTCAAATTTTCTATTGTAGGTTTGGCGTCAAAATCAATAGTTTGTCCGTCTTTTAACATTTTAATTGTCGGATATCCATCAATTTTATATTCATCGCACATCTTTTCGTTTTTATCACAGTCATATTCTTTGCATACAACACGGTGGTTATTTAATACTTTTCCATCGTATTTTTCTTTGAATTGTTCCCAATGAGGTTTGGCTTTTTTACAATGAGGACACCATTCAGTATTAAACATCAATATTTCCGCTTCTTTTTCTTCTCCTTCGCTAGATACAAACTCTTTGTTTGCTACAAAATTAGGATTTAATTTGGGTTGAATAAATGTTTTATATACATAAACAGATATGCCTATAAATAAAAGACTTAATCCAATAACCATGAACGTTTTTTGATTTGGAGTAAATCTAAAAATATTTGATTTTATGTTTTCTAATACACTCATGTTATATATATTATGTAAAATATAAATAGTATGATATTTAACGAATTATATCCTAAATCAATCCTTAAATAAGGTTAAACAATTTTCTAAATATATACATAAGATGCTCATTCGTACATATGATAATAAACTTCTTGAAATTAGAAGAAGTGAATATAGTAATGATACTGAATATTATTCGGATTTAGTGTATTATTTATATAATGTTCGTTTTTCTAAAGAAAATAATACTATAGAAAAAATGACATCATTAATTCGAAAAAAAAATGTTACTATATATTAACATGGGTAAGACAAGAAAAGTGACAAGCAAATCTACAGGGTGGTCTGTAAAATATAAAAGAAGTATAAATTGTAAAAGACCAAAGGGGTTTTCTCAAAAACAATATTGCAAATATGGTAGAAAACAGAAAGGGGGGTCAAAGAAAAAAAGGACATATACAAAAAAACAGTATAATAGTGGAGATGGTATGCTTACCACAGTATGGGGACCAAGTTTATGGCACTCTATGCATACTATAAGTTTTAATTATCCAGTAAATCCTACAAAGCAGGAGAAGAAACATTATCGTGATTTTATCATAAATTTACAATATGTTCTTCCCTGTAAGTATTGTCGTATTAATTTAAGAAATAATTTAAAAATGATGCCTCTTAACAAATGTCACATGAAAAATCGAGAAACATTTTCAAGATATGTTTATGAGTTACATGAATTAGTTAACAAAAAACTCAAAAAGAAATCGGGGTTATCTTACTGTGATGTTCGTGAAAGATATGAACACTTTAGAGCACGATGTACGCATGATGAAGAAAAAAAGAAATTATTTAAATTTAATAAGACTGTTAAAAAATCCAAAAAAGAAAAGGGGTGCACTGAACCGTTACATGGGAAAAAAGCAAAATGCATAATAAAAATTGTTCCTCAAGAACAAAAATGCAATACTTTTCAGATGGATGAAAAATGTATTAAGAAAAAATAAAACACGACAGTGAAGTGTTTTATTTTTTATTTTTTCTGGCTTCTTTTTCTTTTAAAACTTTTCTTACCTCTGCTTTTAGTTCTTCTCATAACTTTACCCTTTCCTCTTCCTGTTCTAGTTTTTTTAGAATTTTTTCTGTGTTTTTTATGTTTTCTTGTGCCTTCACCTACTCCAAAGTTTGTTCGTCCAGGAAAAGGGGCAGTAAAAGGTTGTCTTCCCACGTCTAGGCGTTCGCCACGTTCATCAACCATATGAACTTGAGGAGCAACAAGTAATCCACTTGGTGAACTTCGCCAGTTGCGTCCAGCGGGTAAAGCAAATATATTAAATTGAAGCGCTCTTTCATATATACGGTCAATAACGGCTCTTCCATTTGCTGTTCGTTGATCAATTATAGCCATTCTCTTATAATTACGCATTACACCACGTTCGGGCGGTGCAATAAAATCACTCAAATTTTTGCAGAACATTAATTGAATGGAACTATAAGATCCACCAGCCGTTGTTTTAGCATTGTTTATTGCGGAAACAAGTGCATTTTTAAATTTATCTTTTTGACCCTGTAATGCAGTAAGAGTTGCACGTAACTGTGCAACTCTTGCATCACGAGCACCACTAACACCTGTACGTAATTTCAATAATTTGTTTAATGCTTCTTGTGTATCCTTAATAACACTGTCTACTGATTCAGAAACTCCACCTCCTCTTCTTAACACAGCAATAGGGTATAGTGTCCAGAATAAATTGGTAAGGGGAGCAGCAAGACCGCGAATTGATTCGCCTACTGCATAGATGAATCTTCCGCCAGTTCTTGCTATAGAACCCATAATACTACCAAGGTCACCAACAGATCGCATAGCAGCCATTGTTCCTGTTGGCACAGAACCAGTTGTAACTTCCATTAAAAGATCTGCCATTGATTCGTTAACACCGGCAAATGAAAGAAAATTATAAAGCATAGTAGCCCCCCCGCCTAGAAAAATTGCTGTTAAAAAATGCGATAAATAAACAACTGTTCTATTTCTAGAATCACATCCATGTGCTGCATTAGGTAGCGGTAAATCTTTTGCTGTTCCTATAGGACCCGATTTAACAAGTTTGTCAAGTACTTTTTTTTCATCGGCAATTTGTTCTTGCGTTGAAACTTGAACGGGGGATGTTCCTGGAATAGAAAGCGGTGCTAACGAGGGAGGCGGCGGCGGCGGTACCGCTAACGCACTTGGTGCATCGGATGGCATCGGAGGAGACGGAGGTGGTGCCCCAGGAGGTGTAGGAGGAGGCGGACCAAGAGGTGATGAAGGCGCCGCAAAGAAAGCGTCTGGGAAGTATTGTTCTTCCTGTGACTCTTTTTTCTTTCTTTCTTCAACTATTGCCTGTGCAATTTCTGTTTTAGTTGGTGGGTCTCTACCAAATTGAACAGCCCAATTAATTTCACCTTTAAATGCACCTTTGACATGTTTTTTAAGTTCAGTTTCTAATTGTGATTTCCTTTTTTCCATTAATAGTGTCCATTGTTCTTGATCACTTGGATTTTCAGAATCAAATTCCCATGGATTAGCAGGGGTCGCATGTTCCCCTCTAGGAGAGCGAGAGCGCGATCTTGTTCTTGTTCTTCTTGACATTTTATAAATATATATATTTATAAAGAGATAAAAATATATATTATTTACATGGCAAAAGTGCTAAAATCCGAAAGAACTGGTCTAGGTAAAGAATCACTTTGCGCGGCATTGTAATTAGGAACCTTTTTGCATTCAAACGCAGGTTCGGGGCATCTAGCACAAGGAGGGCATGGAGGGCATTCTTTTTCTTTATCACACCCACTTACTGTAGGACAAGCAGGGCACACAGGAGGTACAACTTGTGATTTAAGAATGTATAAATCTTCATCGCCATCGGCAATTTGGTCTTGAGAAACGCCAAGAGGTTCTGTTGATTCAGCATCCGGTCCGGTATATTGGTCGGGATTTTCAAGTGGTTCTCTAATTCCACCTACAAATAAATTACAACATATTAATGCCAACAATAATATTGCAAACATTGCGAACGGTGTTATTTTTAATTTCATAGTATATATAAACAATAGGAAAAAAAGTTAGCAATAGAAAATTGATTATAAAAAAATAAATATTATTAGTACTATATCAAATGGCTGTTTTAAGTCCGTATTATAATGAAGACCCAGATATTATTGAAGCCGGTATAGATGAAGCAGGGAGAGGTCCTATGTTTGGAAGAGTTTATGTTGCTTCTGTCATATTACCTAAAGATACCGAAATTTATAATCACTCTTTAATGAAGGATAGTAAGCGATTTTATTCACGAAACAGAATTCGTGAAGCATACGATTACATTAAAGAAAATGCTATTGCATGGCAAGTTTCATATGAAGATGCAGAAAGCATCGATACAATTAATATTCGACAAGCGGTTCTAAAAGGAATGCACGACTGTATTCGTGGACTTAATCCTCAACCAAACTATCTTTTAGTGGATGGAAATGATTTTAAACCATATGTGAGTTTTGAAAATGATATGTGGAATCAGATCCCACATGTTTGTATTAAGGGTGGTGATAATAAGTTTACTTCAATTGCCGCCGCCTCGATTCTTGCAAAGGTTGATCGTGATGAATGGATTGATAAGATGTGTGATGAAAACCCAGAACTAGACGAACTATATGGTATTCGTTCAAATAAAGGTTATGGTGCAAAAACTCATCTCGAAGCAATTGCTAAACATGGTATTTCTAAATGGCACCGCAAATCTTATGGAATATGTAAAAATTTTGCTTAGTTTAAAAAATTGATTTAATAATAAGTATAAAAATTATTTTTTATACTAATGCATAATTATATATCAAATGAAAGTTCTTGTTTTCGATACAGAAACAACCGGTTTACCTGAAAAAAAATTTGGAAAATATCCTAATGTTGCTGAAAGTAAACAGTGGCCGTATGTTGTACAATTAAGTTTTATTCTTTATGATACAAAACGAAAGGATATGCTTGTAGACAGAGATTTTATTATAAAAATACCATCTACAGTATATATTAGTCCAGAAAGCACAAAAATACATGGTATAACAAATGAAATATCCCGTTCACAAGGAGTTAATCTGAAACAAGCATTATCTACATTTATGTTATGTGCAAATGATGCAGATGCTATTATAGCGCATAACATTGAATTTGATAAACATATATTGCGAGCCGAGGCTTGCAGATATAAACTAGATGACCCTTTTGCTATAAAATCGAACCCTGTTTATTTTGATACAATGGTGATGGGTAAATCTGTTTGTAATGTACGACAACAACACATATATACAGGCGAAATTTTCTTAAAACCACCAAAATTAATAGAATTATACCAAAAACTGTTCAACCAAACACCAAAGTCTTTACATAATTCATTTATTGATATAATTGCTTGTTTGCGGTGTTTTGTTCAAATGTATAATGGTCAAGATATATTCAATGACTGTTTGCGTTTTCGTAGATTAATTAAACATGAGTAATAACTTTATGATTTAATAATTTTATTAAGTGCTTGAATAAATTCTTGTTTTGAAACAGAACGAGGACCAACTGTGTTCTCTTTAGAATAAACAACTTTATTCATTTTATCAACTATTTTTTTTATCTGGCTTTTTACATCTTTATCAAATTTCACAAATAAATGTGATGAAGTATTCTTATCATCTATTTCAGTTGTAATTTTACCCGCATGCAGTCCAACTCTTCGAAGAGTAATATCCGGCGTTTCTAATTTATCAACAAAGGAGTACTTAACTGGCGTTTCTTTTTCAGGTAATTCTCTTTCATAACCTCTTCTTTCCCAAATTTGAAATAAACACCGTATATTCCTATCTTCTTTATTAAAAATGAAAGAATTATCAGGCAAATCTTCCTGATGAATAAGATGGAAATGTTTATGAAAACGGCGCATCCAACTGTCTTTTTTAAAACTACGAGGTAAAATAAAGGTTAAAGTATCGCAAAAATTGGTTGCGTGTTTTATAAACTTTAAAGCAATTGAGGAAAGTCTACCAAATGGAGGATTTCCAATTACATGTATATTAGAATATAGTAATTGAATTTCACTATAATTATATGTTAAAAAATCTTGTTTTTCAATATCAGGATGTTGTGGTGCAATATCAAAAAAAAGATAGTTTTCACTCATTGACTTAATATGATCTACAAAAGCACCATTTCCGGCACTAGGTTCAATAATAAGATCTGTTTCGGTAATTCCTATTTTTTCTCGAGCAACATTACATATTTTATCAACTATTTCAGGTTTTGTATAATACATTTCAGTTAAATTCGAAATGTCTTTTCGTAATAATTTAGTTTGTTCACCTTTTTTCATAATTATAATACTAGTATAATTTTATTGTAAAATATTTTTAATATTCTACAATAAATTGTTTTTTACTTATAATTAAACAACTCATTATTTAACTACTACACGTTTCACAAGGTTCATCTTCTTGAACTTGTTGTTGTTGTTTGCTAGAATCATCACTATTATTACTTGTAGTCGAAGGGTCAACAGTAAATTGTTGCGGTGCTGCACGCGGTTTTCTTCTCAAATAATAGATACCAGTTTTGAGACCTTGTTCCCAGGAATAAAAATGCATAGAAGTTAACGATTTATAATTTGGATCTGCCTGCCATAGATTCAAACTTTGACTTTGGCAAATAAATGCACCTCTATCACTAGCCATGTTAATCATGTGCTTCATGGGAATTTCCCAAACAATTTTATATTTGTTTCGAACATGTTGGGGGACATTTTTTAGGTGTTGAATACTACCATTTTGTTCAATAACAGAATTACAAATTTCTTCATTCCAAAGTCCAAGAGATAGTAATTCTCTAATCATATGTTTATTTGCAATAACATAATCGCCTGCAATTGTTCTGCGCGAATAAACATTATTAGTAAATGGTTCAAAACACTCGTTGTTTCCAAGAATTTGACTAGTGCTTGCTGTTGGCATTGGAGCAACAAGCAACGAATTTCTAAGTCCATGTTGTTTAACGCTTTCTTTTAGTTTATTCCAATCATATCTATTTTTATAAGGTTTATGCTGTGGTCCCCACATATCAAATTGAAGAATTCCCTTCGAAGCCGGACTACCAACAAATGTGCTATAAGAACCATGGGCATATTTGCTTTTCACCTCAGCAATTGTTGGTTTATATTTTTCTAATAATGAAATAATATCTTGTTCCGTTGAGTCATTTACTAAAAAATCTGTTTTATATATTTCTGAGTCACGATTTTCATGAAATTTTTGACTTTTATATGCTTCGCATATTTTATCCATAAATATCGCTCTCTCAATTGCTATTTCATTTGAACGTTCAAGAGAGGCATGATATATAGTTTCAAAGATATCTTTATTTAATTCTCTCGCTTCACTACTGTCGTAAGGAATATCAAGCATAGCAAATGTATCAGCAAGACCTTGAACACCAATACCAATGGGACGATGCATCATATTACTTCTACGTGTTTTTTCTGTTGGATAATAATTACAGTCGATGATATTATTAAGATTGTCAGTAACTACTTTTGTTACTTCATGTAATTTATCAAAACGATAAATGGCTTTAATATTTACATGATTCATAAATTCACTGTGACCGCCAATATATTTATTTGCTATATAAATTTGAGGAACACTGTGGATAGGTTTTCCTTGTTCTCGGCTAATTCTTTCATAAAATTTTTCTTTTGTTTTCACATCATCCAAGTTAATCTCCTGATACGAAATATTTCTATCTGTTAGGTAGGTTTTAACTTTCGTGCAATAGGAACATTTTGTTTTTGAATAAATTTTAATAGGGACATTATCTATTTTTACGTCTCTTTTTTCAACAAATTTGGATAATCCAATTGACGCCAAATTACATACAGCCGTTTCTTTAGCATCGCTATATTCGATAATTTCTGTGCATAAATTGCTGCTTTTAATAACACCCAAATTTTTCTGATTACTTTTTTCATTTGCAGCATCTTTAAACAAAATGTATGGGGTTCCTGTTTCAATCTGTGAATCTAAAATTTTAAACCACAGATCGCGTGCTTTAATAGTTGTTCTACCTTTTCCTTCTTTTTCATACGAAGAATACAGTTTCTCAAATTCATCTCCATAACAATCAGACAATCCAGGGCATTCATCAGGGCACATCAATGTCCATTCTCCTCCCATTTTTACCCGTTTCATAAAAAGATCAGGAATCCACAGCGCGTAAAATAAATCGCGAGCGCGCATTTCCTCATCACCATGATTTTTTTTTAAATTCAAGAAATCATCAATATCCGCATGCCATGGTTCAATATACATAGCAAAAGAACCGTTACGTTTGCCGCCTCCTTGGTCAACATATCTAGCAGTATTATTGAAGACTTTCAACATGGGAATAATACCATTACTAGTTCCATTTGTACCGCGAATGTGTGAACCAGAAGCACGAACATTATGAATATGTAGACCAATTCCACCAGCCCATTTCGAGATTTTCGCACAATCAGTTAATGTATTATAAATTCCATCGATACTATCATCTTCCATTCCAATTAAATAACACGAACTAAGTTGTGGGCGTGGCGTACCAGAATTAAACAATGTAGGAGTGGCGTGTGTAAAATATTTTTGAGACATTAAATCATATGTTTTTTTTACTTTTTCAATATCACTGCCATGAATTTGAATGGCACAACGCAACCACATATGTTGAGGACGTTCAACGATAATTTTGTTTATTCTCATCAAATAAGCACGTTCAAGGGTTTTAAAACCAAAATAATCAATTAAAAAATCACGCGAATAATCAATCATTTCATTGAATTTATTTTTATTTTCTTCATTACAGACGATTGTATGCATCTCTTTATTAACAAGTGGTTTATTATTATCATGTACATCTTTAAAATTGTATAATTGGTCAACAACGTCCGAAAAGCATGTGTTGGTATTTTTATGATGATTAGAAATTAGAATTCTTGATGCAAGAACTTCATAATCAGGATGAATTGTTTGCATAGAAGCGCATTGTTGAGCGGTTAGTTCATCTATTTCCGTTGTTTCAATACCATTATACAATTGGTCAATAACTTTAACAACTAAATTTGTGTAAGGTATACTTGAAATATTTGCTTCTCTGCCAAGATTTTGTACCCTCAATAAAATTTTATCAAATGATACGTCTTGTTTACTTCCATCTCGTTTAATTACATGCATCTCCTCCGTAAGAGACATCTTTCTGGGTGAATGATTCATTGTATTATTACTATTATCTCTAGTTGTCTTTGTATCGTTTTCAACACTTTTATTATCGTCTACGTTGGCATTTAGCATTTTATTTTTAATCCATTCCTGTGCTGTAAGTTGCTGGTTTCCCAAATTGTTATCTGGATTATTTTCCATTTGAGTGATATAATGTTTATAAAGATAATTTTTAATATATAAATTTTCGTATATAAAATGTTCAATTTATATATATGAAAACGCAAAATATAAAGAAGATATTGATTGGAATTGTATTTATTATTACACTAATTGTAACTATAGATAATTTTTATAAAACGATTGAAAAAGAAGGATTTCAACAAATATTGTACGGTATTTATCCAGAACGACATAGCGAACCATTGTTGGCTGATTCGTACAAAAGGAAAGAGTTTATTGAACCCTCCCAATTAACAGTAGACGATTTAGAGAAATATAAACCGCGAACACCAATGTGTAGTTTTAAACAAGTTACAAATAATTTTAGGTATTGGAAAACTCCAAATAATGGAGAATGTAAGCCCGCTGCATTTTGTAATGCATATTATGAAAAAAAGAATCATAAAGTAAGAGGAATTGAAATTCCTAAAAATAATAACAAACGTGTAAATTTTTTTAATTATAATATGGATAAAACAAATACAATTTGAAAATAATTATTTATAAAAATAGATAATTATTAAGTATATGAATGTAGACATGATAACAGAGGATGCTATAGCATCACACATTTATTCAATTGGTGGTGTATTAAATACTAGGAAAATTAACAACATAACTAGTGTTAATTTCAATAATCTCCCCTCACCCACATTTGTTTGTTTAACAGGCGCAGATTTTATACTAGAAGATTTTTTTACAAACTATATTGAATTTTTTAAAAATCAAATAATAATGGTGACAATTGAAACAGATTTTTTTACACTTTATCCAAAGTATATCAATCACAATAAGATTAAAAAATGGTATACATGGAATAAACAATATACGAATCCTCAATTAATATGTATTCCAATTGGTCTTAATAACGATAGACAAAATAAAAGTCTAACCGTTTGGTTAAAAAAAAATAATTTAACAATAGACAATCTTCAAACTAGCGTAAAATCTAAATTACTTTGTGTGAATTGTTCGCCAAATACAAATGTTATACGAAAATCTCTTGTAGAAAAAGCACAAAATGAATGGTCATCTTTTTGCGATTTTGTTAAAGGCGTACCCCCTCTTTGTGTATATTACAGAAATTGTGCAGGAGGAGATTGTATAAATCAAAGAATAAATATAACAATGACAAATCCTGATTTTTACGATTGTATTAAAGATTACAAATTCATACTTTCGCCACCAGGAGCGGGGGAAGATTGTCATAGGACATGGGAAGCATTATATTTAGGTTGTATTCCTATTGTTAGAAGTTCAAGTATTAATGAATTATATAAAGATTTACCGGTTGTTGTAGTTGAAAGTTTTGATATTATTAGTAAAGAGTTTTTATATCTGAAATATATTGAAATAGCAGAAAAAAAACTTCAAAACAAGTATAATTATTCAAAATTATATAACAAATATTGGATTGATATGATTATGAAAGGTTAATCGCCATTAGTTGTCTTATCAAAAGATTCTGTGCGTATTTTTAATACTGGGTTATTTTGTTCATCAAGAGTAAAACAAGTTTCTTCGGTATTAATTTTAATTATATTATCTATTTTTGTTTCTTGTTTTTTCGCTTTGGCTTTGCGATTGTTTTTTTTTGGAGCACGATGTTCATATCCTTCAACACGTTCTTTTTCAATAATATCCCAAATGTCTCCAATTTCAGTAATTGCTGCTTGAAACCATTCTTTATTTCGCAAAACAAGAACACAACTAATTTCATCAAGACGCCAGTATATATTTTTAACCCATGTAAGATTTTCATTTTTTTCGTGCATTTTTTCTTCCCATTTTTCATAGTCTCCTTTGGTGCAATTAAATGGCGCATATTCATAATGGGGTTTACCTTGTTTCATAAAATATAACATAATACCCTTCTGTTTGTTGTTTGTTGTTTTTTGGAATACTCCATCGTTGTTAAAATCTTCTTCTGAATCATATTCTTTGAATCTTGTTTCAAGAAAATCACATTCATTTAGGTTACATGTTTCCATTTGTAATTGCATTTGAATCCAATATTCTCTTTTTGGAATACCCGTAATATCTCTGTTTACAATATTTTTAATTTCAAGCATTCGCCCGTAAAGCGGATTGTTTTTCTTAACATTAATTCCATCAGGAGATGCTCCCAGAAATCTCCACTCACTATGTTGGATACATCCATAATCACGAATAACAGTGTCATACATATATTCATAATATGCAATTGATACATCTTCATATTTTTGACCCCAATGAAGTGGAGATTCAGTATTTATTCTGCTGTATTTACTTAGATCAAGTGGTTTACATTTTTCATATATTAGTTGATTTTTCAAAGATTGAGAATCTAGTGCTTTCCACGCAGAACTCGCAGTAATAAGATTATAACGAAATTGATACCATTCATCAGTTCTCTGGTCTGGCTGAGGAGTTTCCTCAATTATTTTAATTTTGTTTTCTAGTTTTTTATAGTTGGGGTTTTCTACACGAATAAATGTTTTTTTGTATGACCTTTTTGGTACAATTAATCCAAAATAGTTATAAATAACTTGTGATACAATTTTGATTAGTTTATCTTCAATATCATACGAATATAAATTTGCAAACTGCAACTCTAACATTGAATATACACTATTAAATAAGTTATCATGAAAAGCAGGGTCTTGCATAGTTATTACATTTTCCTTGATATACACATCAATTAGAATAGAGGCCGATTCCTCAATATTTATTTCGTCGTCACACGATAATAATGAATTTGTTGATGGTTCTAATTTGTAAAATATGTCATTTAAAGGTGGTAAATCTTTGCATTTCATACATTCATTCATAATATATTATATAATTTTACAATATATTACTAAATCAATTATTTAACATTAATAATTTTATTTCTTTGATGGCGGAGATTTTGGTGTCTTTGGTGATTTACTAGTTTTATTATGCTGTCGTTTATTATCTTTTGTTGTTTTTGGTTTACCTACCTTTGGTTGTTTTATTTTAGATGTTTTTGCATTCTTACCTGTTTTTAACTTACTTTTTGCGCTTTTTCTTTTTACAGCACCAACCGATTTTAATGTATTTTGTTTTTTTTCATTCCTACGAACAATAAATTTACGAGAGTTTTCATTAAACGTTAATAAGGGAATATCAATAATAGTACAGGTTTCTTTATCATAATTTACATCTTTTATTCGTTGTAAATGTTTTCGGTCTATAGATTCTTTTAACACGGTTTTTAATTTGGCAATTTCGATTTCTGATAATTTATTTTTGTCACCATAAGTTTCTGCAAAATCTACTAATTTTTTCAATTTCGTTGCTTTTTCCAGTTTTGTCCATGGTATATTTGTTTGACTTGTTTGCATTTCTTTTTCCAAGACTTTCTCAATATCAAATAAATTATTTTTTATTTCTGTTTCTTTTTGTACACCATTTAACAACATTGATTTATACTTTATATTTTTTAACTCAATACATTCATCATTTAAACGTTTCTTTTTTTTTTCTTCTTTACTAATTTCTTGTTTATCTTGATTATTTTCTTCATTATATACATTTGTTTTTTCATCTGTAGATAATATAATATTTTCTTCTTGTGTTTCTGTGGTATCCATTATATATCTTTTATAATTTTAAGTTTAACCTTTTTAAAATTATATATATTTAAAAAAATGAATATGTCCAATAGATAGCGTCTAAGAATATCAAATGAAATGCAAGATAATTTGCACCAACGACCGCCATTGATTTGTAAGTTAGATTTCTATTAATCATTTTGGTCGGATTAGTATTTTTAATTGTATGTGCCAATAATAATCCACCTAATCCAACAGTGGTAAGTGTTACAACAATAGCAATCTTGAGCAATAAAGATGGCTTAATTAAATACATATATGATAATGGCATCCAAACTAAAGATGGTATTACAATTAATGCCAATGATTGGGTAATATAGTCCATTCCTCCGTTCAAATATTTTTTATTCATTATTTTTGTGTCATTATCAATACTCATAGTAATAAAGAATAATACAGCAAACATTCCAACGACACACAAAAGCATTGAGAGTTTATAAAATCCTTGCAATCCAGTATCTACATTTCCCCATAATTTATTAATAGGTATTCTGCTTTTGAATGTTTTATAAGTAAGATAATATGATACAGGAACAAAAGCACCAAGTAAAAGAATCAAGTTAAATATTTTTTCGTTATTCAACATTATTAATAAGTATTTAGATTTTTATTATTATGATTATAAATAATAAAAATAAAATGTCTTCTCTAAAATCGATTAATTTAATAAAAACAAGAGAAACACGAAGCGTTGTTAAAACATTGGATATTTCAAATTGTTTATATGAAATACAAAATCAAAATGATTTGATACAAAAATTATATATGAATGTTACATTTCCCGAATCAAGAAAACTTAGATCTCAAATAGTTGCTAAGGTAGGTAGTTATCGTAAACAGGATAGAGATAAGCAAAGATACGATCAAGATAAATTTATAACATATGATGAAACAGTTGAACTTATAGTAGCATCTCAAATGCGATGTCATTATTGTAGAGATGAAATGTATTTATTTTATCAAAATGTTAGAGAGCAAAAACAATGGACACTTGATCGTGTAAATAATGATATAGGTCATTATGCTAATAATGTTGTGATATCATGCTTAGAGTGCAATTTGAAACGTCGTAGAACAAATAAAGACAATTTTCTTTTTACAAAACAATTGAAACTAGTTAAAAAAGGTTAATTAATATTAATTATTAAATAGTCGATATATATATAATTTAATGACAACTCTTAGATGGACAAACAATGAACCTTATGAAAAAACACCACGTAGAACAATAGAACGAGTTGAAACAGGTGAGGAAGAGATTAATATAGAACAGCAAATTATTAAAACTAGCGAATTTTCTCAAAAAGAAGAGGTAGATTTTTCTTCAAATAAGAAGGAAAGTACTTTGGATAAAATGGGGCAAAGAGAATGGATTTCACAATCAAATAGAAATCCATTCATGTCAACAAATAATTATATCAAAGACCTTGAAGTTCAAGATGAGTTCCTAAAACCCCAAAATTCCAACTTTTCAAATAATAAAACATAAATATATATAATATTAATTTAAAACAAACACAAATATACATATATTCTAATACTTATGTCAACTGGGTATGCAACACAAAATGACTTATTATTGCAAAATCTTTTACGATGGTATAAAGAAGAAAGTCGTTTAGATAAAATTCTTAATATTATTAACGGAGAAGGAAAAATTTCATTACGAATTATTGATTGGTTTGTTACAAACTATGCAAAGAAAAACTACACCGTGTTGGATATTCGTTATGGAGAAAATAATGAACGATTACGTAGATTTAAGGTATATATTGATTATAAACTAAAACTTAAGGCTTATTCAAAAAAGAGATTTGATCCTTTTTGTCGATGGGAGCGAATCAACATTCCCTATAATGAGGATTCGTATATTCAAACAACAATTGGGCAATTAAATTTTTTCAAATGGGCCATTGAAAATGAAATTATTTCACATATTGAAAAAAACTATGATACAATTGAAAGAGACATGAACTCAAGAAACAGTACAGCCAAGCGAAAAGAAGGTGGTGACAAGAATAAAACTAGAAAGAAAAGAGAGGAACTTTCTGTTTCAGCAATTAAAAGTATCAAGAAAGAAACTGTAGAAATTGTTGTAAAATTTGATTAAAATTTGATTAATATATAAATAATTATTAGTTTATATATTATGCAATGGTTAATGGGAAATACACAGACTAGAAATAAAGTTAATTTTGACGATATACGATTTTTAATAAAACAATCAAAACATACATCTGTAAATATCATTTTAATTAGTACTTTACCGGAAGGACAACAGGATTGCTTAATAAAAGGAACAACACCTTGTTATGAAGAGGTATCAATAATAAATCAATGCATTCAAAAATCACAAAATAGTAAAATAATCGTTTATGGTAAAAATTCAAACGACGAAACTGTACATAAAAAATATGAACAGTTAAGAAGTTTAGGATTTACAGACGTGTATTTATTTGTAGGTGGTTTATTTGAATGGTTAATGTTACAAGACATTTATGGCGACGATGAATTTCCAACAACAAAAAAAAATTTAGATATTCTGAAATATAGACCAGTTGGAATATTTACTGAGAACCGCAATCTGCTTTTGAGAGAAGAGTAATTTCTTCCTTGATTTTATGCATCCAATTTTGCATAATATTAGGATTTTCTCTATTATCAATATTACCATCAATAATAACTGCTTTTGTACTCTCATGTTCAAGCCATGTATCATGATATTCACCACATTTTTTAAGATATTCTAGAGGAATGACTTCTCCTTCACGAGCACGGCGTGAAACACGTTGTTCGCAATTTTCAGGAGTTACTTTAATATAAAACGAACAATTAATTGGCGTATCTTGAGTAAATTCATCAAACCACATTTTATATATATTGTAATCAACTTCTTCAATTTTACCGTCATCATAAAGCATTTTGGCGAAAACGTTACTATCAGTAAATACAGATCTTTCACAAATAATGATGCTGTGAGGATTTTCCTTTACAGTTTTTCGCAATAGTGCAATACGGGAAATATATGCCATCATTTGAAATGAGAACGCATATTTTTCCTGGTCTTTGTAAAATTTAGTCAAAATAGGTTCACCATCTTTATCGGCTATTTTATTCCAAGTATCAACAGGTTCTTGTAGATAAATAATCGGAATTTCACTTTTCATGGGTGCATTGTTTTGTTGAACACCATTTTGTCCCAAAATGGTGATTGAATCCTCGGCGTGTCTATGAACATTAACTTGAATATTACTAAGGTTATCTTTAAGATAGGAAACAAGAGTTGATTTACCAGAGCCAATATTGCCTTCAATTGAGTAAATTACAACCATGGTTGTTTGTTTATAGTTAGAAACAAAAAATTGTGATTTAACGACTTCAATTTTCCAAAAATTGAAACATAACAATATAAAAATAAATAAACATAACTACCTACACACTTAAAATAAATGGCAGATCTCGAACAACGTAAACTCACAAAGTCTGAATGGGAGGGAATTGAAAATCCTGTATCAAGCCAGGAAAAACTTATTCTTTCCTTAATTATTCAGGGATTTTCAAAACCAACAATTTTGACAAATCATAATTTATCACTAATTAAAACAATAAAAGTTGAAAACAGCGATTCTATGGAAAATTATCTATTTGTGAAATATTTTAAACCAATTATTGAAACAATGATAAAGGAGTATGATATTGATTACAAATCTGCTTCAAATGTAAAGGACAAGGCGACAATTAAAAAGGTTGACCAGATGCGAATTTCACATATGGATAAAAACATTGGAACGGCTAAAAAAGATATTTATGAATTTGTTTTACTTAACTTGGTTGACACAATGCTTAAAAATATTAAAAAAAAGCAAGAGAAATGGGCTTCATCGTATTATACGCTAAAAACAATGATTGGATATCATATTAAAGATGTTAACTGTCATGTTATGCGTTTTGTAAATACTATTCTTAGAAAAAATGCAAAGGATGTTAGTCTTAAAAAGTTTATTAAAAATATTAATCGTTATGTTGAAACAAACACCTATATTAGTAAATATGAAGATTTGAAACTTTATGAACATCAAAAGGAACTGTTTAACTTTTGTAGAATCACACAGGTCCCCAAACTTATATTGTATATTGCTCCAACTGGAACTGGAAAAACACTCTCTCCACTTGGATTGTCTGAAAAATACAAAATTGTCTTTGTTTGTGCGGCGCGACATGTCGGTTTGGCGTTGGCTAAATCTGCAATTTCAATGGATAAAAAAGTAGCATTTGCATTTGGGTGCAAAGACCCGGGTGATATTAGACTTCACTTTTCAGCCGCGAAGGAATATCAAAAACATCGAAAATCTGGTGGAATTTTCCGAGTAGATAATAGTGTCGGTGATAATGTTGAAATTATGATCACCGACATTGCTTCATATTTGCCCGCAATGCATTACATGAAAGCGTTTAGTCGTCCACACGAAATGCTGCTTTATTGGGATGAACCAACTATTACGCTTGATTACGAAGAACATTCGTTTCACGAAATTATTGAAAAGAATTGGAAGGAAAATCTCATTCCAAATATTGTTCTTTCGTCTGCAACATTGCCAAAGGAGCATGAAATAGCACCAACAGTTGCTAATTTTAAAAGTAAATTTGGCGGAGTTGTTCATACAGTTTCAAGTCATGATTGCAAAAAATCAATTCCTATCATTAACAAGGATGGATATGTTGAATTGCCGCACTATATATTTGATAACTACGCAGATGTAAAGAAATGTGTTGAACACTGTAAAAATTATCAAACAATTCTGCGTTACTTTGACCTTCGAGAAACAGCCGGATTTATTTCATTTGTAAATTCAAATAAGTTGGTGGATGACAAATATCTTTTAGGAAATACCTTTCGCGGAGTAGAAGAGATTACACAATCAAGCATGAAAATTCATTATCTTGACTTGCTAACACGTGTCAAAGAAAGTGATTGGCCCGAGATTGTTAAATTCTTTAAAGAACAACGTAAAAAGCGAATTTTGAGCAGTGTTTATTTGACAACAAAAGATTCTCATACATTGACTGATGGACCAACTATTTATATGGCGCAAGATATTGAAAAAATAGCGAAATTTTGTGTTCAAATTGCAAAAATTCCAGAACATGAAATGTCTAACATTCTAGAAGCAATTGAGTTTAACAACAAAATTATTGAGGATATTCAAGAATTGGAGAAAACAGTTGAAGATGCATTGGCAAAAAGTGGAGATTTGGATAAAGATAAAAAAATGTCAGACTTGCGCGGCATTGACCCGGAAATTAAACTATACATTAAGGAAATTGAAAAGAAAAAGAAAATTATTCGTGTAGTTTCACTTAATAATGTGTATATTCCAAATACCCTAGAACATCTGGAGAAATGGTGTCCAGAAAATGAATGTAGAACTTGTTATTGTGGTGATATTAGTGAACAAACCGTAGAGAAAATCATGCTTATTGAAGATATCGAAGACATTTGGAAAATCCTCTTGCTTATGGGTATTGGAGTGTTTACAACATACAAAAATATTGCATATATTGAGGTAATGAAAGAATTGGCTGAACAGAAAAAACTCTTCATGATTATTGCTTCGACTGATTACATTTATGGAACGAATTACCAGTTTAGTCATGGATTTATTGGAAAAGATTTGGATAGCATGACACAAGAAAAGGCAATTCAAGCCATGGGACGCATTGGACGAAATAACATCAATCAAAACTTTACTATTCGTTTTAGAAACGATGAAATTATTAAGCGTCTCTTTATTGACGAAGAAGACAAAATAGAAGTCAAAAATATGTGTCGTCTATTTTGTTAATTAATTAATCCTTTCTGGCTTTCTCTTCCATAACTTTAACAATATTTAATGCTCGTGTTGCTAAATTTTTTAAATCAGGAACGTTATAATTCTGAGCAATGTAAATGCCACTTGCATTTCCTAAAAGGAAAAAGAAAAATTGTGATGTCATTTTATTTTTATAGTATTCAGTACTATAAAAATCTTTAAATAAATTTTGTTTAAAAATATACAAAATTTATTTCATTTATTTTAGTTTAATACAGTAGTTTCAAATATTTTACTTGTAACAAGGTAAGGATCACAATTAGATGATGGACGACGATCTTCAAAATATCCTTTATGTTCACGTTTGACATCAGTGGGGATTCTAATAGAGCAGCCGCGATTAGCTACACCTGAAGAGAATGTTTTATAGTCTGAAGTTTCATAATCTCCAGTCATTCTAAGATTGTTGTCGCTACCATACACAGCCATGTGTTCATCGTGTACCTTAGAAAGTTTATCAATAGCATCATTAATATGTGCTATTCCAGTTTTATTTTCAGTTCCATCGCGCATAGGAAGAGTGCTATAGTTTGTATGGCAACCAGAGCCATTCCAGTGACCAGATACCGGTTTAGGATGAAAATTAATGGTAACATCATAGTTTTCGGCAAGTCTGACAAGAAGGTAACGTGCAAGCCAAAGATGATCACCAGACTGAATACCTTCACACGGACCAATTTGAAATTCCCACTGTCCGGGTGCGACTTCGGCATTTAATCCGGAAATTTTAAGACCAGCCTCTAAACACATTTTGTAATGTTGGTCCGCTAAAGATCTTCCATATACTTTCATGTTTCCAACACCACAATAATATTTTCCTTGGGGTTCGGGAACTCCAACTGCTGGAAATCCAAGTGGTTTTTGTGTACGTTCATCTACCATAAAATATTCTTGTTCAATTCCATACCATGGCTTTGCTTCAAGATTTTTATTAAATAGTTCGTTTGCTTGCATACGTTTATTGCATGCAGTTGGCGTAACACCATCTGCTTCGTAAGTATCACAAAGGATTAAAAAGGCCTTTGAAAATCCAGAATTAGAATCTCTTCTAAAAGGGTCAATTACAACACAACGTGGCTTTAAAATAATTTCCGAAAAACTTCCATCTGCTTGGCCGGTTGAAGAACCATCATAATTCCATTTAGGCCAATCTTCAGGCGCAAAAAGAGAATTATGTGTCTCAACCGTTCTAGTTTTCGAGCGAAATTGATGATTATCGTCAAACCAAATATATTCACCAACAAAATTCATTTAATTTATAATAATTTATTAGAAAAAATCTTTAAATTATTATATTTTTTAAAATATCATTTACAATCCACCTCGGAGACGCAAAACAAGGTGAAGCGTGCTTTCCTTTTGGATGTTGTAGTCAGAAAGGGTACGACCATCTTCGAGTTGTTTACCAGCAAAGATTAAACGTTGCTGATCAGGAGGAATTCCTTCTTTATCTTGAATTTTTGTCTTAACATTATCAATAGTATCAGAAGGTTCACAATCAAGAGTAATAGTTTTGCCAGTGAGAGTCTTTACGAAAATCTGCATTTTGTATATTACAAGATAATATTTTTTTAATATCCTTAATAAAAGTTTTTAACATATAATTTAAAAACTTTTATAAACCTTATATACATATACCATTTATGGATACAAGAAGAAACAGTATATATCAAATAATAGTGAATTGTCCTCATTGTGAGATTCCGATTCAAATAATGTCAAATGAAATAAATTGTGCTATATTTAGACATGGTATATTTAAAAATAATGGTACACAAATGGACCCACATACAACAAGGGATTTATGTGATAGATATGCTAGCGAAGGTTTAATATATGGATGCGGCAAACCTTTCAAATTAAATATTTATAATTATAATATAATTGCTAGCGTTTGTGATTATATTTGAAAGGGTTCAGGTCCAACTGTAACTGGTGCCATTTCTGGCACAATTGGCGGATTTCTTGTTAGTGGTAATTCATTAATCATATTAGTTCCAGGTACTCTAACCTTTGTTGGATTTGATGCTTCCGGTTGTTTTAAACTCGGAATTTGTGGAGGCATTGGAGGCATAGGAGCCGCATGGGGACCGGGCGGTCCAGGCGCTCCTTCACGTGCTCTTACAAGGACATCTCCTATTAAATCATCTGGCATTGTTGACTTTTTATCAACCATTCTTCCAGTTAGTTGTAAAAATAAGCAAATCAAACCAAAAATACCAATAATGTAAAGGGTTGTTTTTACTAAAGTATTATTCATTTATAATACTTTAATATTATTTATCTTTTTTAAATTCGACCGGTTTGGGGATTGGAATATTTTATAAAATTGAAGTATTATAACACATAAAAGTATTTTACAAAAGAACCCCATAACGAATACAAAAATGTCTGACAATAAGCCAGTACAACTTGGACTGTGTTGCATGAACACAGTTCTTCGTGCCCAAAAACCATCTGTTTATGCCGCGCGCACTATGATTGTTCGCACTATTAAAGAACAGGGGGTTGACGAACTCAAGCGTCGCATCACACTAAATCTTCAGGATCTTCTTACTATGATTGACTGGAATGAAGCCAATGGTATCAAGGTTTTTAGACTTTCAAGTGAATTGTTTCCTCATTATACAAATGATAAAGTCGAAAGTTATTCGTTGGACTTTGCTGAAGATTTATTGCGACAAATTGGAGAAAAGGCGCGAGGATATAATCATCGTCTTACATTTCATCCAGGTCAGTTTAATGTTCTTGCATCGCCTAACGAAAAAGCGCTTGCAAACACATTTACCGAATTGTCGTATCACGCCACACTTCTTGACATAATGGGGATGAAAGAAAATTCTGTAATGGTTATCCATGGTGGGGGATACTATGGTGATAAGCCTGCTGCTAAAAAACGTTGGTGTGAAAACTATAGAAAACTTCCAGAGAGCCCACGTAATAGATTGGTGCTTGAAAATTGCGAAAAGTGCTTTTCGATCCAAGATTGTCTTGATATTTCTGCAGAATGTGGTGTTCCAGTCGTATTTGATACACATCATTATGAGTGTTATAATAAATTGCATCCGGATGAGGTAGCCGAACCAGCCGAGCATTACATTCCATTGATTTTGGAAACGTGGACAAAGCGAGGAATAAAGCCAAAGTTTCATGTCTCTGAACAAGGGGCAGGTAGAACTGGACACCATTCAGATTATATTGAGGTAATTCCGGATTATTTGCTTGAGATTCCAGAAAAATATGGAATAGAGGTTGATGTTATGATTGAAGCCAAGGCAAAGGAACAGGCAATTTTCAAACTTTACAGGAAATATCCATTTCTCAACTGCATTCGTCCGCGAAAATTGTCGAAAGAACAAATGATAAAGAAGAAACTTAAGGTTGTTAATAAAATTACTTCTTGAAAATACATAAAAACCAAATAATAATAAGTAGTATAAAATGTCAGGACATGGATTAGTATCAGTTTTTAACAAACAAGGAGTGGCTTCTTTTGCCTCTTTTTTATCAAGTAGGGGATTGAAATTATTGAGTTCTTCCGGAACAGCGCATTTATTAAAAGAATATTCTGTTAGTGTAGAAGATATTTCAGATTTTACAGGTAGCCCTGAAATTCTTGGCGGTAGAGTGAAAACTCTTCATCCTAAAATTTATGGCGGAATTTTACAAGATATGCAAAATCCAGAACACGTGCGCGATATGAAACAAGCCAATATTCCACCACTTTCTGTTGTTGTTGTCAATCTATACCCTTTTGATAAAAAAAACTGTATTGAAAATATAGATATTGGAGGTGTTACTTTGATTCGTGCTGCAGCCAAAAACTTTAATAGTGTTTTAGTTGTAGTTGACCCCCAAGATTATATATCTATAATGCAACAGTATGATGAAATTACTTCAAATAGCGCTACTGGATTGGCATTAAGACGTCATTATGCAAAAAAAGCGTTTCATTATATCGCCCAGTACGATATTTCAATTGCAAGTTATTTTGAAGATGAAACTTATCATATTAAACAAGGAAACATGCCAGAAACTATATATCGCACTTATCAGAAACAACAAGATATGAAATATGGTTGCAACCCGCATCAAGAAAAGGCTGCTGCATATGCAATAAAGAAACCTCTTGAAAATAGTGAATTACCATTTATTGTAGAAAATGGAACACCTGGTTACATTAACGTATTAGACGCACTCTATTCATGGCAACTAGTTATGGAAGTTCGCAATACATTAGATTTAACCTGTGCCGCATCATTTAAACATAATGCTCCGGCTGGAGTAGGAACATCGATACCACTTTCTGATAATACAATGCAAACATACGATGTCACTAGCAAGGAAGTGGGCACCCCTTGCTCAATGGCATTTGTTAGAGCGCGAAATTGTGATCCTTTATCATCTTTTGGTGATTTTATTGCTATTAATGACATTGTTGATATTGAAACAGCGCGGTTAATCAAGCGAGAAGTTAGTGATGGTATCATTGCTTTGGGATATTCAGAAGAAGCACTCGAACTTTTGAAATCAAAAAAGAATGGTAAATATATCATTCTTGTTGGAAAAAATGTAGATAAATATCAAAACAACGAACCCTTTGAATTTAAAGAAGTAGATGGTTGTGCTGTTATGCAATCAGTTAATCGTGAAAAAGTGGATGAACGTTATTTTGAACATTGCGTAACCGAAAATAAAAAACGTTTACCTGAAAATATTCGAGATTTAACCCTTGCAAACATTACTTTAAAATATACTCCATCTAATTCTGTTGCCGCTGCATATGATGGACAAGTTATTGGAATTGGGGCTGGACAACAAAATCGCGTAGACTGTGTGAAACTTGTTAAAAATAAAGTAAATAATTGGTATCTTAGACACCACCCTAAGGCATTGCAACATGTTAAAAAAATTAAAGAAATGGGATTGAAGCGTCAAGAACGAGTAAATAGTGTTATGAACTATATTAGCACCGATCCTGAAATGATCAAAGAAGAGAACGCATTTGCTAGTGGAATGGGAACAATGACCGACATGGTTTTGGCGTCAGATGCTTTCTTTCCCTTTTCTGATAGTATTGATGTTGCTGCTGAAATGGGTGTTTCGCACATCATGCAAACTGGTGGAAGTGTTATGGATGAGAAAGTAACAGAAACTGCTGATAAATACGGAATGTGTATGTTTCTTTCGCATATTCGTGTTTTTACGCATTAATATCACTTTTTATTGCAATAATTTTTTCCATTATATTATGCATATCAAGTTCATATTTTTTTTTTGCTTTTAAATATTCATAATCTTGTTTTAACCTTAATCTTTTTGCATTATTTATCCGTTCTAGTTCCTCCATTTTTCGGATATCACCTTTATTTATTGTCAATGGGGGTAAAGATTGTTGTCTATTAGTATTTCTTATAAACTCATCTATTTTTTTATTAAATCTTTTAGAATCATCAATTATTTTACGTATATTTTTTTGAAACTTTGATTGTTGTAACCTATCATCTTTTCCATAATACATATAAAAATTTGTAGAAATTTTATTCTACAAATTTTTTATTCAATATAACTAGGTAATTAACTAAATATTAGTTAAAATTGAAACTAATATAATGTTTATTTTAATCATAAAACAAAATGCTAAGAACACAAGTAAATAGTGTTAACACTGAATGGAAAGATGTTATTACTGATTTTATAGAGAAAAATCCTGACGTGTGGAAGGAAACGGAAGAAAAATATGCAAAAGAATGTGAAGATTTTGAAGGAATACTTGGAATATATCCAAAACGAGAAAATATATTCAGATGTTTTAAGTATTTTAATCCAACAAACACACGAGTTGTTATTTTGGGACAAGACCCATATCATGGACCTAATCAAGCAATTGGTCTTTGTTTTGGTGTTCCAAGTGATGTGAAAACTCCACCATCACTTCGAAATATTATAAAGGAAACACAGCATCCTATTGAAGATACTACATTGGAAAATTGGGCTAAACAAGGTGTCCTTATGCTGAATGCATCATTGACTGTTAGGCAAGGAACTCCGTCATCACATATGAAAGTTTGGGCTAATTTTACGCGATATATTATTGATTGGCTGGCTGAAAATACAAAAGATGTGGTATTTGTAGCATGGGGTGCATTTGCATATTCAAAAATGGAGAGTGTTTGTAAAAAAACTGAAAACAATCATTCACTACTTGTTTCATCCCATCCATCTCCATTAAGTTACACTAAAAACTTTAAAGAATTTCCTCCATTTAAGAACTCAAACCCATTAGATAAAATAAACACCTTCCTCACAGATAAAAAACAACCAGAAATTAATTGGTAGATGCCTTATATTTTAAAGCGAAAACATTTTTTTAACACAAAGTGCAACATTTGACGGTTCAAGAACAGTCATAACTGGAACAGCACTGGGGCACTGAAGGGTAGAGTTGATGTTAACTGTCATGTCCATTTTGTCAGCAAATGGCGGACAAGCAATGACCGGGTAAGGACTGTTGGCAGAAACAACACCGCTAAGCGCATTACTACGACCGGCTACAGTAATCCAAACAATCTTGCGGCGGGCAGCAGCGGCGTAGTTGTCTTTGTAGGAATTGTATTCATCCAAAATTCCGAGAACTTCACGAGTATTTTTGTGCGCAGAAGAAACATAGGAAAGCGAATAAATACCTTGTTTTTTGAGTTCATTGCCCAATTTAGTTACGTGTTTTTCGTCCTTAACACTTCCAGAAAGAATAACACAGATGTTATCATGAACTTTTTCAAAATAACCACGGGTTACTTCTTGAGCAGTAACATTCGGATGGTATTCGTGCGCACTCTGAGTGAGCATGTCAAAATATTTCTGGTAGCACTCCGAAACCTTTTTAATAACATCTTCTGGGACGGTAGGAATTTCTTCTTTGTAAGGGTCGCATTGAGATTTAACCCAATCGCGAATCTGATCTTTATCAAGTTTTTCGGGGCTCTTCCTTTCTTCCATTCGTTGGGCGTAACTGTCACGAACCCAGTAACGGCTGCTGTCGCAGGTATGAAGTTCATCAATAAGAACAATTTGTCCGTCAGAAGTTTGTCCAAATTCGTATTTGGTATCTACAAGAATAAGACCGGCGGCATCAGCAACACGTTGTCCATATTCAAACAATTTCATAGCGCGGTCAAAAACATAATCACGGTCAGCCTTAGTCATGTATCCTTCTGCAACAATATCATCAGGGGAGATTGGTTTATCTTCTACATCCTTGGTAGTGGGAGTAAGAATCGGACATTCCAATTTCTGATGTTGAATAAGGCCTTCCGGGAGAACGTTCCCGCAGTAATTTCTGGAACCATTCTTGTAATGGGTCCAAAGACTGGTGCTGGTCGAACCAGTAATGTAACCGCGAACAACAACTTCGATTTTAAAAGGGATACATTTTTTCACAATTGTGTATTTGCCGGCGCTGTAGAGATGATGGTTCGGTACAATATCACTGGTTTTATTAAACCACCATGCGCTCATATCATTGAGAAGATGTCCTTTATGGGGAACTTCGCAAATGTGGCGGTCAAATGCGCTTGCGCGGTCGGTGGCTTCAAGAAGCAAGCAATCAAATCCAATGTCGTATACATTGCGAACCTTTCCACGATAAACCTGTCGGGTCATATCATCAATATGTGAGGAATTGCGCTTCTTGATAATTTTCTGAATGGCGCCAATAACGAGACCTTTTTCGTGAGATTTAACTCTATCAGTAACATTACTAAGGGTATCAGTAGAATAAATAGGTACACGGATGCTGTCAACAACTTCTCCGCGATCGAGGTCATCTGTTACATAATGTACCATGCTTCCTGTTTCTTTGATGCTTCCAGTCTTAAATGCGTTGTATGCTTTCTCAATGCAATCGGCTCCTTTGAAACTTCCAGGCAAAGCAGGGTGAAGATTGATTGTATTTTTGAAAACACTGGTAAACGACTTTCCAAGAACATGCATCCATCCAGCAAGAACAATTAGGTCATGGGGGTGCTGATGAATTTCATTTGCAAGTAGCGTATCGTACTCTTCGCGAGTGTAACTATAGGACTTACTGGGGCTCCAGGGGAGGGATACACATTTAACATCATTTTCTTTTGCATAAGAAAGTGCACCACATTCATCTTTATTAGATACAAGGCAAACAATCTCGGCATTAATAATTTTTTCTCGAATTGCGCGGTGAATCGCGGTAAAAGTGGTTCCTGAACCGGAAGCCATAATAATAAGACGAATAGGTGAAAGCGGGTCCGCACTCGGAGTGATCGGCGGAATATCAACAGACAAACCAGGGTTGGTAGAACTCATAATTATATAATTAATAATTATGAATTATTTAAACTATTTATTTAACAATTAACGTCTTCGGCGGGTACGTCTTTTTCTTTTATTACTTTTTAATTTTTTCTGTCTTGTTCTTCTCTTTAACTTTTTCATATTTTTAACTCTTTGGTTTCTTGTTCGTCTCTTTTTTTTATTTTTTCTTTGGCGTCTTGTTTTTTTGTGTTTTCTTCCACCTGTTTGTGGTGCTGCTGCTTCTGGTTCTGCTTTCTTTTTGGATTCTGCTGCTGCTTTCTTTGCTGCTGCTTTCTCCCTGGCTGTTGCTTCTGCTTCTTTTTTCTTTTTGGTTTCTGCTGCTGCTGCTTTTGCTTCTGCTGCTGCTGCTTCTTGTTTTAGTTTCTTTTTGGTTTCTGCTGCTGCTGCTTTTGCTTCTGCTGCTGCTGCTTTTGCTTCTGCTGCTTCTTGTTTTAGTTTCTTTTTGGTTTCTGATGCTGCTGCTTTTGCTTCTGCTGCTGCCGCCGCCGCCGCGTCTTTTTGCAGTTTTTTAATTCTGTCGGCTTCTGCTTGTAAATCATTACTCTTTGTATCGAAAACCTCTTTTATTTTTGTTTTTACATTTTTATAATTTGCTTCACCCTGTTTTTTCTTTTCTACGTCAGTTATACTTTTTACAAAATAATTTTTTGATTTAGTTAATTCACTGTTAATATCGTTGTTTATTTTAAAAATATCTTCAACATTAGTTGTTTCATTTAATCGTGATATAGACTTTGTTTTGAAGTCTTCTAAGAACCCGTCATTTGCTTCAACAATTTTTTCATCATTTTCTAATGCATCTAATGCAACCTTAACTAATGGTAATTCTTCGGAATCTTTTGAAGCCTCAATGACACGCGCATGAACCGAACCAGAGGTAGTAAGGGGTGATTTTAATTGTTTCATTTGTTTACGAAAATTATCAAAAAATTTATTGCATTTAGCAACTTTCTCGGCTTCAGGGCAATCTTCACCTTCTGCACAACCATAGTTTTTTTTGACTTCTTCGTCTATTTTTACCTCTTTTTCTTTTTTTGTAGTTGGTTCTTCTGTTGCCACTGACGGTGATACATTATCTAGTTTAACTATTGTTTCGTCAATACGTTCTTTAAATTCATCTGCAAGTGCTGTTCCTCCACCAATCATAGAATCATCAATGGTATTCATTCTATGGGCTGTTTCTATGATTTCTAATGCTATATTTTTTCTATTCTCTATTATCTTTTTATCATCTTTATTACGACCAGTTACTGTTCCTGCTTGTGCTGCTTCTTCGTATGCGATTTCAAAGCACTCATTTGGAATGTAGGCTAATTCCGTTTTTCTCGTCTTTGTGTCACTTATCCAATCTTCAACATAAACTTTATGTTCTTTATCAAGTTCTTCCTTTGCCTTTCTATATATTTCATCTGAACTCATTTTATCATCTGCGTTCTTTAAAATTTCTTTTGCCTTTATTTCAACTGCATTAACATAATTTTTTGTATCGGTTTCTACATTTTCTTTTAAATTACTTCTAATCAACATTCGCGATCTAGCACCACTTCCAGCATCTTTTAATGCTTTACCAATACTTATTCCGGTTCCTTTCGCAGCCGCCATAGCGCTTTTACCAACCCACTTCATACCACTAGCGACCCTTCTTTTAGTTCTTCTTGCCTTCATCGCCCTTCTTTTTTTTGCAATTCTTGATTCTGCTTTTTTTCTTATTTTCTCGGTTGAATGTTTTGCCATAATTATATATATAACTAGAAAATATATATTTGCTAAAAATACATTACTCAATAATAACACTATCGTCACCATGACGTTTATTTATTTTTCCAACTTCAAAAAATTCTACCTTTTCTCGAACAAATATTTCTTCGACCAATTCTAATTCATCGGAATCGATTATTATTAACATTCCAACACCACAATTAAAGACACGATACATTTCTTCTTTTGATGTTCCTGTTACTTGACCTAACCATTTATAGAAAAATTTATCTTCACTACGTCCCCAACTATCTGCTTTTAAATTCATTTGCAAATTATCTGGTAAAATTCTTGGCGGATTATCAACTAAACCACCTCCTGTAATATGACATAATCCATGAATATCAACATTTTTTTTCTGTAAATAAGTGATTTCTTTTAAATATGACCGATGAGTTTTAAGTAAATAAGACAAGTATGGGTCTTTTAATAATGATTTGTGTATTTGGCGAATTAAACTGTAGCCATTCGTATGAAGACCATTTGACGGTAGTGCCAATATAATATCGCCTTCTTTAATGTTCTTTTTACCATCAATGACATAGGAAGAGGTATTACGTCCAACAATTGTTCCTACAAGGTCGCTACGGTTTTCTTTGTATACGTCAGGCATTTCCGCTGTTTCACCACCAATCAATACACACTCGTTATCACGACACGCTTTACTGATTCCTTTTACAAAAAGCACGACCTCTTTTTCATCGATTACAGACGAAGCAAAATAATCCAAAAAGAATAGTGGATGCGCACCAGAAACAAGAATATCGTTAACACAATGATTCACTAAATCAGTTCCCAAATTATAGTAACCGGCTTCTTTGAGATGTTCACTTACAAATATACTTTTAGTACCAACGCCATCAGTTGACGATACAAGTATAATTTCGTCTTCATTTTTGGCTTGTTTAATTGAAAACATTCCACCAAAGTCACCCATATTTCCCATAACTCCTGACTTATGTGTTTCCTTTAAATATGGTTTTATCTTATCTACAACTCGGTTGCCTTTGTCAATGTCTACACCACTGTCTAAGTATAAACAACTAGATTTTTGGATGCCAATATCACGACGAAAATACAATTTACCGTACACTTTTTCTAATTCTCCGTTAATAAATGCCGCCGCTTTTCGAACCGTTTTATCAGTTGCTACATATGCCATGGTTCTGCTTGTTCCTGGATAAAGATGACCTAAAGCAGTAGATAAACAAGCGTAATACATGTTATTCATATTTATGCCTTCTTTGAAATATATGTCAAAACCTGAAAGCGGTTTATCGGGATACCCTTCAGGAACTAAATATTTGCACACGCATGCATCTTTCAAAAATTCAATTGGTTGTGTAAGAGAACCATTAATTATATCAATACATAAATGATAAAAATCGGTTTTAAGTAAACGTAATGCAACAAGGCATTCGGGGTCACCAAATCTAGAATTATATTCAATAACCTTGATGCGGTTGTCAGTTGTTTTCATAAAACTGCCGTACAATATACCGCGATATCCATTTGCATTAACCTGGTGTGGAAGATTTAACAACATGCTTGAATCGAGTGAAGGTGGTTGTGAAACTATTTCGTGTAATTTAAGCGCAACTTGTTCATTGACAGTTTCCGCAAAACTAATTTCATCTGAAGTAAGAAATGGTAGAGTATTGTTTTCGCTTATAATACATCCCATTCCACCAGTATTTGGTCCTTTATTCCCATCATATGCACGTTTGTAATCTTGAATTGGAGGCATGTGTTTAAAATTGCCATTGCCATCACAAAAGGTCATAAGAGAAAATTCTTCACCTACCAATTTTTCTTCTAAAATAACACTTGTTTCTCTGTGTAAAAACCCAATAGTTAAATCTTTTGCTTGGTCCTTTGTGGTAAAATGATCACCTTGAACAAGTACTCCCTTTCCTCCACAAAGCCCTGTGTTTTTGATAACAACATTTCCTTCATGTTTATCTATAAATGTGCAAATATCGTGTATCATTGTATTGGGTTTGTTATATGGAATGTATTTATAATCAGGAGAAAGATCAAAGTCAGGTTTTAATTCTTCAATTAGTTCGCGACAAAAGTTCTTGTTGTATTCTATTTGAGCGTATTTTTGTCGAGGCGCTATGCACGGAATTCCGTTTGCCTCAATAACATCACTCAATCCCAATGCGATTGGATTTTCTGGTCCAATAATAGCAAATTGAAAATCAAATTTGTAAACGGAAAGACGACTAACAACATCATGAAGGTTATTAATATCAACAATTATCATTTCTGCAAGATCCGCAATAGCGGGATTTACGTTTTTAGCCATGCAGTAAATTTTTATTTTATGATTATTTTTAAGCATCGCCCTTATGATAGCGTGTTCACGACCACCGGCACCAACAACTAGTACATTATTTAATGGTACTTCGCATGATTCTCCACAATCTTCGTAAATTTCGTTCATTGTTATAATATATATTAAATATTATAACAGTTTTATTAAGTTTTTTTCCCTAAAACAATTCCTCATTAAAATCACCTGTAAAACACGCAGAACAAACATTTGTAGGCGCCATCATTTTGCGCATATGTTCAATTGGAAGATACATTAATGATGTCGCGCCAATAAAATCGCGCGTTTCAAAAATAGTTTTTCCAAATGCAACTAATTCTTCACTAGTTGGAATATCTATTCCATAATAACACGGATATTTAATAGGTGGACTAGTAATTCTCACGTGAATTTCGCGACAACCATATTCAAATAAAACAGCCAATAAAATACGCATAGTATTTCCACGTACGATTGAGTCATCAACTATTATAACAATTTTATCTTTAATTTCCGCCTTTATTTCGTATTTTTCGCGACATTTCTGTTTTCGTTCTTCATCTGTAGGCAAAATAAATGTACGATTCATATGTTGTTTTTTAACAATTAATTGTTCATATTGCAATCCCATTTTTTCTGCATATCCTTTCCCACCAATAATTCCTGTATTTGGACAACCAATAACAACTATGTCTTCTTTATAAATTTCTGAATCAGGTTGTATATAACTTGAAATAATAAAATCATTTTCTGCTAGTTTTTCTCCAAATTCTTTTCGTTTAGAATCAACCATAATACCATCAAAATTGCTTCGTTCGTCCATAAAATAAATATATTCAAAAAGACATTTGGATTCTAATTTGTTTGGTTTACAATAAACCGTTTTAACTCCATTTGCATCAATCCTAATAATTTCTCCAGGTCGCACATGTTTATGAACTTTGTATTCACTTAATTCATAAAAACTACACGTTTCAGAAGTTATTACAAAAT